TCAGACCGTCCGCGGAGCGGAAGGTCCCCATGTTCTCGCCCATCCCCGTACGGGGGAGGACGATGGGAGCAGCGTTGACAGTGATGGTGGGATCAGCGAACATGAGCAGCGCTTCTCTTTCATTGAGAGGAGTGCGGACTGAGGGTGGCCCAGTCCGGCTACGACCGTAGTCGCAGACTGTCAGGAGCCTTAGTCATACCAAGAGCTCCCAGGATCGCCCAGCGCCGGGCTGAGAAGCCCGGCACTGAAACTCCGAAACCGTACGGTGTCGCCCGATAGCGGGCCTTCCGCTCACGCCATGTGCGTATATGCGGAACGAGCCGTGGTCCCTCTGTAAGGGGGGTCACGACCCGCGTCGACACGAGGTCCCATTCTGCGCGTTGATGTACGCAGAGGTACCCGTAGCGCAACACCATGCTGTCGCTGGAAAGCGATTCGGCGTTAGTGAGAACATCACCGACGTCCGCAAACCAGTCGATCAGCCAGGACCATCTGGTCAGCTCCCAGAAGTCGGAAACAGTGAAGCGAGTCCCAAGAAGGAGATTCGCCTTCTGCTCGTAGTCGGCGATTTTCCCGGAAAAGCCAGCCGGGGTAACCGCTAAGTACGAATAGGCTCCTGAGAACCACACCCGGTTAGTCGTCGTGAGACGACGTGTACAGGGCGTGGAGCTGTACCGGTCGGCGAAGTACGACAGAGCGAGTCCCGGAGGCAGGTCGGCCCCGATATACAGGGTCGTGTTGCTGAGGGTGCTCACCGAAGTCTCGTCGACGATGGTGCGACGCCGCCGAACTTGGCGGCCAGAGTCACGCTCCCACTGGCGCAACAGTGCGCCAGCGCGAACAACAGCTCGACATGCTTTCTGGATGTCGCCGATCATCGGCTTGATCCCGAACTCCATGTTCAGATGCTCGCTGCCGAGGCCTTTTGGGCCGCGACTGCGAAGCAGGCTGAGAAACGGAAGAGACGGCAAGCCTTCTCGGAGTTCTCCGAAGAAGACAGCCAGCTCTGCATGAGGCTTAGACGGCACAGTGTCCGCGATAGCCTGAGCACCGAACTTATTACGTTCGGCACTCGTATAGGTGCTGAGGGACGGGTAAACCGCACCAGGCACCGAGAGCTGCAAGTCGCCAGTGAAGACGTCGGCACCACGTCTGGCGTGGAAGCGGTTAACGCCGCCATACGACCAGGATTCCGTGGAGAATTCATTGCCGTTGTCCCACTTGGTGGAGCGTTGGCCCTCGATCAGCGCATCCCTGCGAAGGGACGCCCCGTCGAGGTTGTCGTAATCCGTGCCAGATGACAGGCCGGTTCGAAAGCCGGTCGTCGTCTGATATCCGATAAGGATCTGCCGAGGATAGCTCGTAGTGGCGCCTCTGTAAGTGACCGTCGATGAAGACGGGACCCACAGGCTGCGCGACTGAGTGACCACCGGCACACGGACTCCTGACGGTAGAGAGTAGGTAGAGGCACAG